CCTGCACTAAAAAATCTATCCTTAACTTCATTAAAAGATTTTTTTACATTTAATGGATCAAACGTTTGTTGACTTTCTTGTGTTTTTAAAATCTGTTGAAAAAGGTCTTGACTCTGAGACTCACCAGGAAAATCAAAAGCATTTGGTACTAGAGGATCAGCCTGTTGACCATAGACATTAGTAGGTAGTTCATTAGCCATTCACGTCTTCCCTTAATCTAAGCATACTTCTAAGAGCACGTATCTCTCCCTGAGCACGATACATCTCTTCAACATCACCAATTTGTTCTAGCCTACGTTGAGTGTTACTAATCCTGTTAAGAACTTCTTCAAGAAACGGATTGTATAACTCTGGGTTATTAACAAAAGGTTTAATAGTATTATTCACTATTAGCTTCATTGCATCGGTTGTTCATTAGTATTAGCTGAGAAGCCCTGTTCTCCTGGCTGAGGAGCTGTACCAGTTCCAATGGTTCCACCCCCACTACCTTGTGTATCCTGCACCTGTGCGCCAGCAGGTGCTCCCTGTGGCCCTTGTACTGGTGGAGCACCTGGAGGTGGAGCTGGAGGTGGATTCTCTTGTTGGAACTTCTTAAGTATCTCTGCTTGTACTGCAGCCTGTGCCATGTTGTTACCAACCTTATCTGGATCAAGGTCCATAGACTTAGCAATCTCACGAACAATGTAATCCATTCTAGCAAATGGTGCTAGTGCAGGGTTAGATACAACTTGCATGAATTGCATTAAGCGTTGACTACGTACCTCATTAGCCATTAGACTTTCTGTACCACGAGCCTTAACTTCTAGATCACCCTTAATCTCAGTGTCATAATCAAACTGCATATTAAAGTTAAAGAAAGCTTTGCCTAGTGGTGCTAGTAGATAGTCATCAATGTTTTTAATTACATTACGTATGCTACCGTTAGCAGCAGACATGAGCATAGAAATACCAGAAGCAGTACGGCCCACCCCTGATACGCCTGTTTGACCATGTGCGAAAGATGGAAATCCAGTTGATTCATCTGATAATACCCTTGCTTTGTCGAACATCTGCATGTTCTCATTACTTACGTTGGGGAACTTAGTTCCAAAGATTGCTTGTCCAGGTGCACCACCTTGCCTACGGAAGACTTTTCCAGGATACACAGACAGGTCTTGGCCTGGAACTAGATTAGTCTCATCAACTTCAATTAATAAATTACCTGACAGTGCAGCATTATCTACAGCCATCCTCATAAACCCATTCATGAGTGTCTGGGTATCATCCATGTTTTCTGCAATGCCCACACCAAATATACTATAAGGGTTCATCTCAAAGGGAGATGCAAAGTAAGGAATGTATGCAGGAGTAAATGGGTTCATTACAAGACGTAATACCTGACCATTACAAATCCAAGCATTGACACTTAGCTGCTCTGCATCTTCTAACTCTTTAGGTATATCTATCTCTTGATCTTCTAGTACATCTCTATCAACAAATCCCCAGAACTCAAGAACCTCAAAACGATCTACACTATATTCTTCTGAGTCATCCTCCATAATGTGTTCCCACCATTCTTTCTGATAGGACTCACCAAGACTTAAAGTGTTGTCAATAGCATTCTTACGGAAGTAAGGACGATTCTTTAATCCACGTAGTTGTGAACGTGACATCTTATGACGTTCAATAATATACTCAGCTTCTTCCATTGTAGCTGCATCTGGATCAGGATAAAAGTTCCACACAGACACAGAGGTTGTCTGAGGTACAGTTTTAAATACTGGACTGTATGTACCTTCATCATCCCAATTAGGATACTCTTTGTCTACAGCAAATGGACCTTTCATAACACCAGTACCAAATAAAGCAGTCTCAAATGCGGCTGCACGTAAATGTTTCTTAGCATGAGACTCTTCTAGTTGATCATGTATCTTCTTTTCCATTTTCTTAGCTGCAACTTCTGCAGGGTGTATTTGCACAGAGCTAGGTGTTTTTCCTGGCCCCTCTGCTAGTTTATCAGATACAGGTTCTAAATCTTTTTCTAAACCTCCGAGTCTTTCCATATACTCAGGGAAAGTTTCACCAGCATTTAATTCATTAGTATTTTCTTTTGCTTTTGTAATATCTGCATTAGACTCAAAGTTTACTGTGTCTGAGATATTGTCTGGTAAAGTTGTTGGATCAATAGTAATAGGAAATCTATTACCACCAAATAAGACTTCAGCAATCTGACCATAAGCAGCTAATACTTTAGTCTTAGTTACTTTAACAAAGATACGAGATTTTTCTGTAGAGGTAAACTGTACATCAGGACCATAAAGACCACGGTAGTTTCTGTAAGCTTGTACCCAACGTTCTTCATCCATGCGCCTTGATGTTTCAGCCTTGGAGTATTTCTCTCTTACAAAACTTACAATTTGTCCTGCTGCAGGATCGGAGTATTCTTCTTTTGCCACATCTTCAATAGAAGAAGTCTCTTCCATATCCATGATCATATCTTCAAAGTCTTCTTCCATTATTTTACCTTCCAAGGTCCATTATTAAAATCATTCTCTTGTTGACATTTAGGGCAAGATTCATATTTTTTAAGGTCATAAATTATTTCACATTTTAAACAAGTTGTTTGCATACTTAATATCCAAATGTAGGGTCTGATGCTTGAAAGCCAGTTCTTTGAGTTGCTGGATCAAAATCAAATAAGCTACTTCTTGGTCTAGTCATAACACCATAACGTAGTGCATCGTACAAGTGATCTTCTGCATGTGTATCTACATCTTCTGGGTTATTCTTGCTTAGTGGTAGAGCTGGAAGCTGAGAGACAAGATTAGTACAAGTATCAAAAACTACTAGTCTAGGTTCTTCTGTAAACTCATCTACCTGTAATCTTCTGTGTATTTCGTTTTTACCTGCTATTCTAGAACCTTTTGATCTATCTGAAGGTCTCCAACGACAACCCTTTATTATCATTTGTTCTGCTAGGCTAGGTCCAGTATCTCCACGGTTATGCCATAAAGAAGAGTCAAGTACCCCATAACGTATCCTATCACCCTCTTCTGCTTCTAAGATTAAGTCTGCTAAGTCTGTAGCAGTTACTTTAGTTACATACATTTCTCTATAGACTATTAGTTGTTCTGAGGGAGTTATAGTAAACCAAACTACTCCTGTATGAGAACCATATCCATAGTCACAAGCTCTAAATCTTACCCAACTTCTAGGTATATCAAAGGGTTCTACCACATGAATTTTACGGTTAAACTCAGGGAAGGCTGCTCCCTCATTAATATCCCAGTCTCCCTCAAGTAACTGTCTACGTTGGTGCTCAGGCAAAGATAAAAGATTAGCTTCGTACAGACCATCATCAGAAAGGTAAGGATTATCAAATAGTGTTGCTGGTATAAACTTACGTCTAAAGAGAGGCTCACCCTCTCGTGTATGACCTTTAGGCCAAGTTATTTCTTCTCCGTTTTCATCAGTGGCCCAAAAAGGTTTATTGGGTGTCTGGGGGTCTACAAAGGTCTTCTTGACCCACTGATGTCCAGGCCCACCTGGGTTACTTGTAGCTCTCATGTAGAGAGGTAATCCAGAGGCTCTAGTTGAACGAAGACGTGATCTCATATAGTTCCATGCATAGGGACTAGGCCACTGTGTAAGTTCGTCAAAGCCAATCCAGTTAAAGGCTTGTCCTTGATATCTCATAACATCATCTTCACGATCAAGGTAACTCATCCAGAGTGTTGCACCTGATGGAGCTACCCAAGTCTTATCTCTCTCCATAAACTTAATCCCAGGAATAGCTTTGGGATAAAGCATCTTACTTACAGAAATAAGTTCACGTAACTCTTCTGTACTACGACGAACCAACAACATTCGTGCATTTGGGTTGCCAAAGTACCGAACTGGGTCTGCCACCATTGCATACGATTTACCTCCACCTGCAGCACCTCCATATAATACTTCTTGTTCTGTAGCTGCTAGAAAAGCTGTCTGTGGACCTACATTAGGCTCAAAGATAATCTCTTGGTAGTCTTCTACAAATTCTTCTTTAAAGTCCGTAACTGGAGGCTTCTTTAACTCCGAGCTGGCGACCTTCGTACCTTTGCGCTTTCTTATACGCTTCTTTGTATCTTTGGGCAATGTAGCGTTGATTTGAAGCTGCTGCCTTACGTTTTCGCTCAATCTTTAACCTCTTAAATAAACCTACATGAGATATAGGTCTTCCAGACTGTGTACTAAGCCACGCAGCTACTTCTCTGTAGCTATACTTCTTAACGTGTTTCTTTGCTTTTTCTATAAGCTCTAGCTCTATTGGTATTGGTAGTAGTATATCACAGTCTTCTGGGTCTTGTCTATAGCCAAAAGGTATATGCCTACCAACTCTTACTACAGTTTTCCAATTATACTCACCACCTTCTTTTACAGGTCTAGGTAGCTTCCAAGTTCTGTCAACTCTCATCTACTTTTTCTGGTAAAATAAATAGTGGATTTGCTGCAGATACTTCTACTTTTTCAGTTTTAGCAAAACCCCCTCTATCTAAAAGGTCTTTTGCTGCTACCATTTTTTCTTTATTACCAAGATCAGTAGGATTATTCATAACTTCAAACATAGAGTAAGCAGCTTTTGTTGTAGAAGTTGCTATAAATCTTTTAGTTATATCTGCAATATGTTCTGCAATGGGGTCTACAACTTGTTTTGTACTAACACCTTCAGCATAACCAGCAAGTTTTTTAGCTTTTGCTAGATTACCTTCAGCTCCATCAAACAAAACCTCTAAGAACTTCTGTTGTTTCTCTGTAAGATTACGTGCCATATTATTCCTTAAGCTATTACGAAGTCTACTACTTCACCTTGTCTGTGTGGTTTATTAACAGGGTGATAAGTATATGCAGTATCGTTTCTAATCTTTTCTACTTTAGCTTCTGCTGTTTTTTTAGTTTCTTCTACTCTTTCACATTTAGAGCTAGGCCAGTCAGGTACAACTCTATCGTAATTGTAACTCGTGTTAATGTTCATGTTACTTTCCTGTGGGATCGGGTTTTCTTTGCAATACCTTTAGGCTGAGGTACATGCTGCTTACCTGCCGCCTTGCCTTTTCTTTTAGCTCTGGTTGTAGCGGCATACTCACTGCTGCTAAGAGACTTAATAGCCGAAGTAGGTAAATAACGCTCACCAGTTTTAGCACTAGGCTTGCCACTCTTAGTACGCCACTTTTGTTTTGTCCATGATTTTAAACTTTTTTGTGACTTTGCAAGTGCCATTTAACAGCAATCACATTCATCATGGCATTTTCTATTTAATAGTGCACACCATAACCTTTTAAAATATCTTATCATGATTTGTATCCTCCACCTGCGGCTTTATAAGCCTTAGCTAACATCTGGGCTTTACGTGCAGACCACTGACCTGCACCTCCACCTTTAGTTCCAGATTTAATTCTGCTAAATATACGTTTACGTTTTCCTGGTTGAGTGTAGTTACCAGCTTTATTAACCGTAGACTTTCCTGTAGATTTGGCCACGAGTTACTCCTATATCTTTTAGCTGCATGTCAGTCATATTCTCTAACTGCCACAAAGCTACTTTACGTTCTTGACTTGTTTGCATAAACTTAATAAACTTTTTAAACATGCACTATCTCCTTTAATTGCATTGAAGATAGTTTTACATATATTAGTATAAATTAAAATAGATAATAATGCAACCCCGTTATGTCGGGATTGCAATGTTTTAAGATAGTACAACTCTTGCTGTTACATCATCACTACTTGCAGCTAAGATGTTCATGATAACAGCATTCCCAATAGCATCAGGGACTGCAAGAGAGTAACTACCAGCTTCTAATTGTAAGTCATTAGCACCACAGTTAGCTTCTGCAGCACCAAAGTTAATTAGAAACTCTTGGTTAGCATGTATGTGTACAACTCTAAAACCAGTGCAGGTAAAATGTGCAGTATTACCTGCAGTATTATCTACGGTTACTTTTGTTTGTACACTCCATTGTAACGTATTAGGTTGGAATGTGCCTAATGAGTTAGCCATTAATTATATCCTAACTTATGTAAATGGAGTTGCTACAGTACCGTCACCAAAGAGATGTCCAGTTACAACCCACTTAGAATCAGTAATGCAGGTGTACTCAATCATACCACCAATAAAACGGCCCTTAGTGTCTGCACTCATAATCAACTGGTGATCAGCAGCAGCAGGAGAACAAAATGCCAGTGTATCAATGTTTTCGTTTAAAGCAGCAATGCCACCTACTTCGTCTTTGTCAATAATCATTATAACACCCTGCAGAGTGTCTGCACTGGTAGCTGCATTGATTGTGAGTGTACCTGTACCTGTTGTACCAATGTGGAACTTATAGTTAAGTCCAGCAGCAGCAGCAGGTAGAGTTACAACAATACCA